ATTTCCGGGGCGGTTCAGTTTTCCTTATACGGATTAATTTTATTGTGCAGTGCGCTGAATGATTCCCATGTCACATCGGTATATAGCTCAATAACTGGTTCAAATGTCCTTCCAATTATCCAGACCAGTAATAGCGGGGATATCGGTATCATCAACACTATAAACAGAATGAAAAACAGAAACTCTGTTGTTCTGCTCTTTCGTGGGTAATTTTTTTCTAAATAATGTTTCATTTCTTACCGCCCTTTCGGGCGGCCTCCTGATGTTCTGAGGGTGCAGGAATCCCTCCGGTTAAGGATTTAATAAAAATCGTTTCTGATTTAAATCTTCAGTATTTAGTTGTTAGTTGGTTTATCGCCTTTATGCTTCAGCCTTATTTCGCAACCAGACACAAACCGGGCCATCTTCCGTATCATGAATGGAACCAATAAACCAGCCATCGCCCTCTGGTCGTTCCGGTTCCCATGCAGAAATATCAGCATCACACGCATCAAGGTCAGCACATCCTTCATCTCTGAAGCAGAGGACGTATTGAAGATTATTTTCCTCCATCCAGGCGTTAAACTCTTCCGTTGAAATATATTCCCGACCATCACAGAATTTTTCATATTCAGGATGTGTCCAGTAGCCATATCCGTCACGAACTACCGGCATTTCTTTAATTTTACTCACTGTTAACCTCCTGCAACGCTACACGATACGCCTTCTTTATCCACGCCTTACTGCCATATAATTTCGTCTTCATAATAAACACACCTGCACGACTCGCCGATATCCCCGGACAGGTTAACAGCACAGCATCCACCACACGGTTATGCTTCCGAAACTCCATTACAGTACTGCTGATAACCACCTGCCCCACCGGGCCGTAATCCTGATACAGGATTTTCACGCAGACACCCTCCTGTCGAAATAAACGTAGTTATTCACTATGCGCAGCGGCATGCCTAATTTTCTGGCAATTTCCCTTCTTTGCATGCCTCTCTGATGCAGTTGCCGCGCCAGCTCAATATCACGCTGAGAATATTTTGCCGACGGGTGAAAATCACCACGTAACATCATGCTGATGCCCAGCTCCCGTGCCTTCGTTCTCACTGCCGCTTCAGTTCGTCCGATAAGTGCGCCAACGCTTTTTACCTTCATCGTTCCCGCACACTGCCGGAGTATCATGATTTCCGCCCGGCACCACGTCTTCCACCCACTCACCGCTGCTGTTCTCTGGTGGCGGTAATATCCCGGAGAATATCCCGGCACTTGTTCAGCTCCCGCAGCGCGGCGCAGACTCGCTCCCACTTCTGAACCTGACCTTTTGCCCGGCGCAGCTCGCGGTTAGCCACATGCAGCGATGGTAAAATCAGACCATCCGGATGCTTTCTGGTGAACGACGGCTGTGACTGCACTGTGACCGCCACACTTTCCGTTTTTATTTCTTCCTGTGTTTCCGCTTCCCCGACTGGTAACGCAACACCTGCTGGCTGAGGAAAGGCTTTACCATCCGTTTCCGCTATGGATGCGGCTTTCGGCTCTGCCGGTAAATCAGCGCCCGGTATGCAGTACCGAAATTTACCGCCCTGATTCACGCGAATCAGACGCCCTTTGCTGATTGCCATGGCCAGTGATGAATTCGCCCGGCGGGAGGTAATCCCGAACATCAGGGCCAGCTCATCCGCCGTTTGTGGGCCATGATGTTCAATCGCCTCAGTCAGCATTTGCGCTGTCACTTTCGGTACCGGTGACACTGGTTCACTTTCACCAGCCTGAATCAGCCACCACATCGAACCCTTGTTATCCGCTTCACCACGGCGCTTCAGTTTCCACAGTTCGTTGACAGCATCTTCGCGGCTGATTCCAAGGCGCGATGCCACTACCTGTGAAGAGGCTTTTTTCAGTGCTTTCAGTGCGTCAAATACAGTTTCCATTAAAACGTCCTCCAACAAAAATTACTTCACAACCCTCTGATTGCTGACATTTGGACGCCAGCTATCCCAGTTAAACGTCACCCACCGACCACCGTTCATGGTCATGCGGTCCATAATCCTCTCACCAAGAAGCGTGCTCATTGCGGCATGATTCAGGTTTGTTAACATCCCGACACTGCACAGTGATGCTGTCCGGCGATCAATTATCTGGTGTAATACCACCTGCTCGTTTTTCGTCTCCCGCTGAACGCCTATTTCATCCAGGACCAGCAAATCAACACTGCAAAGCTCCTGTAAAAATTTTTCCCCGGATTTGCCGTTGTCGTAGCTGTCATGCAACACGCTCATGACATCAGACACGGTGACGATAATCACGCTGCGCCCCTTCGCCATCAGCCGGTTACCCATCGCCGCTGCAAGGTGATTTTTCCCGGTGCCGGTTTTACCGCTGAACACAAAATTCGTGCACCCGGTCATCAGTTCGTCAGCTATGGATTTGGCCTGGCTCAGCGCGTATTTTTGCCCGTCGTTCTGCACCTGATAATTCGCAAACGAGCATTTGCTGTGCAGAGGCTGGATGCCCGAACGATTCAGGATTTTTTCCACCCGCAACTGGTGATTCTGGCGGTTAATCTCCTCGCTGCGTTTTCGTCCTTCAACAAGTTGCCATTCCCGCCACTCCTCCACCGTCCGGTACGGTGGAACCGACGCCTGTGGTGCAAGTCTGCGAATACGTTCAAGAACCCCGGCTGCCGCAATGTTTTTCATGCCACATCACCCCCTGAATCCCGGCGGAATTTCGGTATCCGGTTCAGAAATATGATTCACACAACGCTGGTTGTTCGTGCCGCTTACCGGGAGCAACCAGGGGTTTTCAAAATTCCGGTCCGGCCCAAAAAACGTCGTCGCTCGCTGAACAAATTCCGTTCCCGTTTTCCCGGTAGCCGCCAGGTATCTTGCGTAACGCCTCACACCATCCAGTATGGCCTCTGGTGGCACCCCCTCGCGTAATCTGGCCTTCCAGGCACTGAAAGCGGATTTCTTCGGGTTTGCCCCAGCACGCAACGGGTATTCCCGCCAGACCTGTTCGAACACATCCGGATAATCCACTCGTCCCACAGGCTGCCCGGTGTTTTCCGGGACTACCCGATCGGCTTCCCGCTGAATGGCGGAATCGGCTTCAGGCTGCTGCAGTTGGTGTGATTGCTCCGGCCTTGCGGTCATCACCTGCTGCACAGCGCCCGAATCGGCTTTCAGCGCATACGCTGAATCGGCTTCCGGTGTCGTGCCTGCTGGCTGACCAGGATTGACGGTCTGAACATCCCCTGCCTGGTTCGTGGCGTTTTTTACGCCATGGACCATAGTGTTTTGATCTTCTTGATCTGTATCTTTATCTGTATCTTTATCTGTCGTGACTCGTCGTGACATGTGCGTGACATTTCGTGACGCGCCGTGACAATCGCCATTTTGTTCCCGCTTTCTTTCCCTCTCTCGCTGCGCCCTCTTGCGCTCTGCAGGAGATTTTGCGGTTTGCGAAATATTGCCGTTGTCCTCTTTAAGCACCTGGCGTTTTTCCCATCCAGTGATTAAATCACCATCAAGTACCCGCCCCTGCATCGTCTGCAAAATTGAATCAATTACCTCTTCTGTCACGTCGAGCGCACTTGCCAAATCTTCTGTCGTGACATCAATGTGACCTCGCGTGACATTTCGTGACGCGCTCACCAGGAGGTGGATATACACTGCCATCACTGTTGCAATTGGCTGCCCTGACACCCTGGCAATTGTTCGCCACTTAGGGTCATTTGGCATGTCATGCCATAATCTGAGCCAGGCGTTAGCCATACTCACCTCTTCTGATACCGAATCTTTTTACTCACGAGTTGCCGGAAGCGATTCGATACGGCTATTGTCAGTCAATGTACTGCCACAGCATTTCCTGCCGGGCCACCACGGTTCATCTGATTGAAACCGGCGATTGCCACTGCGACAAAATCATCAGCGTCTCTCACCAGTCGCTCCCGCGTCTCCACCAGCTCCCGAAAATAAGCTGAACTGTGGCTGCGCATTCTGGCCACCAGCAAAGGTGGCATTGCCTTTTCGATCGCTGGTAACAACGCCTGAATTTTTTCAACTGCATCAGGGGTGTCTTTCTCTACCCAGCGGAAAATTTTCTGGGTATTGCGAGCCAGGGCTTCCGGATGGCTGTCGTCATACAGTTCAGGAAACGTCATACCCAACTCAAAATAAGCCTGGGTTATTCCAGCTGCTGGAACTTTTTCGCCATCAGGACGCGCCCAGGCATTCATCGCCATGCGGATGTGTTCATGCTTGATTTTCATGAATCAAGCTCCTAGTAAGTGGTTGTGTTAACGTTTTGGTATCTTCCAGCTCGGGCCAAATATTCATCCAATCAAAAGGCCTTAGTTGCTGACGTGTAACTTCACCATTACTGGCTCGCTCAATAAGGACACATAACGATGCCCCTAACATTTGACCTTTACTCAATGCCTTTCTTAGATAACCGATGCTAGTACCACACTCACATGCAAACATACGCTGTTCATCTGACGAAAGAGAATTGAGAAATATTCTTAATTCTTCCATAGCTACTCCTTAGTAAACACAGCAAGAATACCCACAGGTAAACAAAAGTCAATACCCTTGGGTTGTTTACCTTGCGGTAATCGCATCTATTATTTACCTATGGACAAATATGAATTTAGACGACAACAACTCATCAAAATTCGTGATGAGAAATGCGATGGTAAAGCGGTTAACGTGGCCAGAAAGATCGGTCGCGAGCCTTCTTATGTATCAAGAATGTTGTACCCAGAGGGGAAAAAAGGAAAAAAACGGATCGCTGATGATATGGTGGAGATTATAGAAGAGTCCTTTGGGTTACCCCGGGGATGGATGGATGGTATCGTTTCATCATCAACGAACACAGCCTCCAATTATGAAACAAGGGTTCTAACGCCACGACAACGTATTTTTTTAGATCTCTTAGACGAACTGCCAGAAAGTGAAGCGGATAACTTATTAAAAACTCTTGAAGAGAAAAAACAGTATTACAATATGATCTACGAAGAAATCCGTAAAAAGAAAGCACAAAACGCATCATAACTCACCAAACAACCAGTCACCAGTTAAGACACATCAAAAAATTACCCATGGGTATTTACTTTTTAAATACCCATGGGTATCCTTCCTTTCATACCAACCCACCCCGTCCCACAGAACGCAGGGCAATACTTCGAGTTACCAGGCAGTGGTCAGGGGGTAAGTAGCCAGCCCGAGGCGTAAGAACATGACGGCAGGGTTCAACTTTAATAACTATGCAGCAGGTTTTTGTTCCGCTACCCCGGCGTTAAGGGGAAATGAGGTCAGCATGGATACTATCGATCTTGGCAACAGCGAATCTCTGGTATGCGGCGTGTTTCCCAACCAGGACGGTACGTTTACCGCGATGACGTATACCAAAAGTAAAACGTTTAAAACCGAAGCTGGCGCGCATCGCTGGTTAGCAAGAAACTCCGACTGATGAGGTTGACGATGGAATTTAAAGATTTACCTCCTTCAATCCAGGAGATTGCAGCACACACACTTCGTCATCGTCTGAACGAACTTGAATTGGAATCGGTAACGAAAAAAGACACTGATAATATGGCTCGTAATGTGCGCGATGCGTTTACCGGATTGTATTTCTGTGCGTCTATAAATAAACACGACTCAGAGAGTGTGGCAAATAAAATTGCAGAAACGACAGCGCAAAACATCAATACGAAACCAACGGAAGAAGAAATTGATCAGTTTGCTCATGATGCTGGTTTAAAAAACAAGAAAGAAAAATCGCCATATGCGGGGAACATGTTTGTTTATGACAATCTCATCAGAATTCGTGGCGAAATTCCGGCGGAATACCTGGCAAGAGTCCATCAGGCATTGCTTAAAAATTTGGAAACAGAATTATTTGATGGCAACACTAACGGTTTCTTCATGGTATCAGGCCTTGATAAAGACTGGGATGCAGAAAAACGCTGGAATGTTGCTACATGGTTATTCAGTAACAGAGCCGCTGCACTGGAAGCTTCGGCATGTATTTGCGGCCTGTTCTTAACAGACCACAAATATAATCTGGATGTGTACAGTTATATTTACGCTGAACACGGTCCACTCTGGATTGACTGGTAATTATAAGGAAACACCAGCAGGGCCGCGGCGACCAACAGAACGATTAAAATCAATAATGCCATTATAAAGGACATTATTTAATTTATCGTCGAATGCTGATTCTGTGAGCCTCAACTCTGAATGAGTTTTTAATAACCCTGATTGCCTGAGTTGATTTACCAGGCATTCAATCTGTTTTTCAATAAGCGGATTTCTTTTTTTGTTTGGCATTTTATCCTCCATTGAGGTTCTGGGTTAAAAATGGAGACCAACACGCTGTCACGTGTGGTCGTGCGCCGGACACGGATAAGAATCCGGTACTGACAGTTTACTGAAAGGATATTTCCCTGAAAAGTCAGGGCATAACGCGAAAGCGTACGGCGAAGCTCTTTCCCTTAGAAGGCTTGTCGTTAGATTTCTTCGAACGTGCGCTTCCGGTTGTGGCACTCCGCGAAATGGCGCGGCGGTAAGTATGGCGGGGTTATTCCTTCCCCGTTGAGGACACCGGGTTGTCAGGTTGACCATACGCTTAAGTGACAACCCCGCTGCAACGCCCTCTGTTATCAATTTTCTGGTGACGTTTGGCGGTATCAGTTTTACTCCGTGGCTGCTCTGCCGCCCTTTTTAAAGTGAATTTTGTGATGCGGTGAATGCGGCTAAGCGCACGCGGAACAGTTAAAACAAGCGGTCTTTTACGGGCGTAACGGGAATGCTCTGTATCCGGCGTTAATTGTTAACTGGTTAACGTCACCTGGAGGCACCAGGCACTGCATCACAAAATTCATTGTTGAGGACGCGATAATGGAAACGTTATTACCAAACGTTAATACGTCTGAAGGTTGTTTTGAAATTGGTGTCACTATCAGTAACCCTGTATTTACTGAAGATGCCATTAACAAGAGAAAACACGAACGGGAGCTATTAAATAAAATATGCATTCTTTCAATGCTGGCCCGTTTACGTCCGATACAAAAAGGATGCTGGCAATGAATACAGCATTTGCACTTGTTCTGACAGTTTTTCTTGTTTCCGGAGAGCCAGTTGATATTGCAGTCAGTGTTCACAGGACAATGCAGGAGTGTGTAACTGCAGCAACCGAACAGAAAATTCCCGGTAACTGTTACCCGGTCGATAAAGTTATTCACCAGGATAATAACGAAATCCCGGCAGGTCTTTAAAACAGTTCCGTAATAAACATCCGATTTCATTCTTATATGCCAGCAATGGCAGGGATTTGTTCACCCTTAAATCTGTAATGAGGTAAAACAAAATGAGTAAAGTCTTTATTTGCGCCGCCATTCCGGACGAACAGGCAATAAAGGAAGAAGGTGCAGTCGCTGTAGCCACTGCCATTGAAGCCGGTGATGAATGTCGCGCCCGCGCAAAATTTCACTGGCAATTCCTGGAACATTATCCGGCTGCTCAGGACTGCGCTTATAAATTTATTGTCTGCGAGGATAAACCTGGCATACCCCGCCCTGCCCTCGATTCATGGGATGCTGAATATATGCAGGAAAACCGCTGGGATGAGGAGTCTGCTTCTTTTGTCCCGGTTGAGACTGAATCCTATCCGATGAACGTCACTTTTGACAAGCTGGCCCCTGAAGTACAGAACGCTGTCATGGTTAAGTTCGACACATGTGAAAACATCACCGTTGATATGGTTATTAGCGCACAGGAATTGTTGCAGGAAGACATGGCAACATTCGACGGACATATCGTTGAAGCGTTGATGAAAATGCCAGAAGTTAACACCATGTATCCGGAGCTTAAGTTGCACGCCATTGGGTGGGTTAAGCATAAATGTATTCCTGGTGCTAAATGGCCCGAAATTCAGGCAGAGATGCGCATCTGGAAAAAACGTCGCGAAGGTGAACGCAAGGAAACCGGAAAATACACGTCTGTTGTTGATCTCGCCCGCGCCAGAGCCAATCAACAGTACACTGAAAATTCAACAGGAAAAATCAGCCCGGTCATTGCTGCCATTCATCGCGAATACAAGCAGACATGGAAAACACTGGATGACGAACTGGCCTACGCTCTCTGGCCTGGTGATGTGGATGCCGGAAACATTGACGGCAGCATCCATCGCTGGGCAAAAAATGAAGTTATCGACAACGGCCGCGAAGACTGGAAGCGTATCTCGGCATCAATGCGCAAACAGCCTGATGCCCTTCGCTACGACCGCCAGACTATTTTTGGCCTTGTCCGTGAACGTCCGATCGACATTCACAAAGACCCTGTGGCACTGAACAAATACATTACTGAATACCTGACTACAAAGGGCGTGTTTGAAGATGAAGGAACAAATCAGAGCGCAACTGACACTCTCTCGTCGCCAGTACCAGAAACTGATGCAGTGGAAACGGCAATTCCGGACAACGAAAAAACCGAATGCAAAGTGGAAGTCGAACCATCTGTAGAGCGTGAGGGGCCGTTCTACTTCCTCTTCACCGACAAGGATGGCGAAAAATACGGTCGCGCAAACAAACTTTCTGGTCTGGATAAGGCGCTGTCTGCTGGGGCTACTGAAATCACGAAAGAAGAATATTTCGCCCGCAAAAACGGTACATACTCAGGTTCACAACAAAATACTGGTGCATCTGACACGACCGCACAACCAGGGTCAGTAAAAGTTACCGCTGACGAAGTAAACAAAATTATGCAGGCAGCCAATATCAGCCAGCCTGACGCCGATGAACTGCTTGCAGTATCACGTGGTGAATTTGTTGAAGGGATTAGCGACCCGAATGATCCGAAATGGGTTAAGGGGATCCAGACCCGCGATTCTGTGAACCAGAACCAGCAAGAAACGGAACAGAACGACCAGAAAGCGGAACAAAACAGCCCAAATACGCAACAAAACGAGCCAGAAACGAAACAACCTGAACCACTACAACATCAAAAAAAGTTGCTTGCCGTATTCGGTAAGGTGCCGGCAGATTCCATAAAACCAGAACACATCCGTCGATACATGGACAAGAGAGGGGAGCAGAGTAAAACGCAAGCCAACCATGAAAAAAGCAGTATGTCCCGCGTTTACAGTTGGGGGTATGAGCGAGGGTACGTGAAGGGTAACCCATGTGCAGGTGTAAGTAAATTCAAGGCCAAAAACCGCGAACGATATGTAACCGACAAAGAATACCAGGCAGTATTAAGCGTTGCACCTCTTCCTGTTTTTATCGCAATGGAAATTGCCTATCTGTGTGCAGCGAGGGTTTCCGATGTGTTATCGCTGAAATGGGAGCAGATTGGAAACGACGGAATCTTTATCCAGCAAGGGAAAACAGGAAAAAAACAGATAAAAGCATGGAGTCCACGATTACAGGCGGCGATCGAAAAAGCAAAACAGTTACCAACATCCGCCTATGTAATCAGTAATCAATACGGCAACCGATATATGTACAAAGGCTTTAACGAAATGTGGGTAGAAGCAAGAAATCGCGCAGGCAAAATTTCAGGTATTTTAACCGACTTCACCTTTCATGATCTGAAGGCGAAAGGAATTTCAGACTATGAAGGAAGCAGTCGGGATAAGCAACTTTTCTCTGGTCACAAAACCGAGGGGCAAGTGCTAATCTATGACAGGAAGGTTAAAGTTTCACCGACACTTGATGTCCCGTTACCTGAAAATATTCCAAGTAATTCCAAGTGTGATTTTTGTCACTGACTTAATGATGTATAAGTGATTGAATTTTGGCGGAGAGAGGGGGATTTGAACCCCCGGTGGAGTTGCCCCCACTCCGGTTTTCGAGACCGGTCCGTTCAGCCGCTCCGGCATCTCTCCGTTCAGATGGTTGCCATGATGCCAGGAAATTTGGCATTTTAACAGTCCCTGTCCGTGCAATTTTGTTCAAGTGACGAGTTTGCGAGCAAAACGATGATTAAGTGGCCCTGGAAAGTACAAGAATCAGCACATCAAACTGCCCTTCCCTGGCAGGAAGCACTATCGATCCCCCTTTTAACGTGTCTGACGGAACAGGAACAAAGCAAATTAGTCACTCTTGCCGAACGTTTTTTACAGCAAAAGCGGCTTGTTCCTTTACAGGGCTTTGAACTGGATTCATTAAGAAGCTGCCGGATAGCACTTCTATTTTGCCTACCCGTTCTGGAGTTAGGACTGGAATGGCTGGATGGTTTTCATGAAGTCTTAATTTATCCTGCGCCATTTGTGGTCGATGATGAATGGGAAGACGATATCGGTCTGGTGCATAACCAACGTATTGTTCAGTCAGGTCAGAGCTGGCAGCAAGGGCCTATCGTTTTGAACTGGTTGGATATACAAGATTCTTTTGATGCTTCTGGTTTTAACCTGATTATTCATGAAGTCGCTCATAAGCTGGACACCCGTAACGGCGATCGCGCCAGCGGAGTTCCCTTTATTCCGTTGCGTGAGGTTGCTGGCTGGGAACACGATCTTCATGCTGCAATGAACAACATTCAGGAAGAAATCGAATTGGTTGGCGAGAATGCGGCGAGCATTGATGCTTATGCTGCCAGTGATCCTGCTGAATGTTTTGCCGTACTTTCTGAATATTTCTTTAGCGCCCCAGAACTTTTTGCTCCTCGTTTCCCTTCATTGTGGCAACGTTTCTGCCAATTTTATCAACAAGATCCTTTGCAGAGACTGCATCGCACTAATGATACAGACTCGTTTTCGGCGACGAATGTTCATTAATTAACAACTTTGCAGATTAATTAACCAATTGAAATGACTTATGAAATTTAGTGTTGACAGACAAGGTACCGCTAAGTAATATGCGCCCCGTTCACACGATTCCTCTGTAGTTCAGTCGGTAGAACGGCGGACTGTTAATCCGTATGTCACTGGTTCGAGTCCAGTCAGAGGAGCCAATTTAAGGGAAGCAGACGTTCACTGACGTCTGCTTTCTGCATTTATATCAACTGGTTACTCCCTTCTTCAGGTTCACCCTCGTTCGTTAAAAATCGCTCGAACCCACACTACTTTGCTGGTAAAAATGCTGGTAAAGCTGGTTCGATTTGCGTTTTACCAGCACGCGGAGGGAACCGTCATGTCACTTACTGATACTAAAGTAAAAAATGCCAGACCAGCGGAAAAAGCCGTCAAGCTCACTGATGGATTTGGTCTCTACCTTCTTGTGCATCCCAATGGTTCAAAATACTGGCAGTTAGGCTATCGCTTCGATGGTAAACAGAAAGTGTTTTCCATTGGTGTTTACCCTGCGGTTTCTCTTGCTGATGCCAGACAACGACGTGATGAAGCAAAAAAGCTGCTTGCTCAGGGAGTCGATCCTAACGCTAAAAAACTGGCTGATGAAAAAGCGCTGCAGGAAAAGCGGGATAAAACCTGTTCGTTCCGTGTCGTCGCCAGAAGCTGGTTTGCCACCAAAACAAAATGGTCAGAAGATTACGCCGATACGGTATGGAAGCGCCTTGAGACCTATGTATTCCCGGATATTGGCGACAGCAACGTTTCAGATCTGGATACGGGTGATCTGCTTGTTCCGATTAAAAATGCAGAAACACTCGGCTACCTTGAAATTGCCATGCGGATTAAGCAATACATCACCGCGATCCTACGTCATGCCGTCCAGCAAAAGCTTATGCGTCATAATCCGGCCTATGATATGGAAGGCGCTGTCCAGAAACCAGAGACGGAACACCGCCCTGCACTGGAGCTGGAAGAGATCCCGCTACTGCTTGAACGTATTGATGCCTACAAAGGTCGTGGACTAACTACACTGGCGATTAAACTCAATCTGTTGATTTTCATTCGTTCCAGTGAACTCCGCTATGCACGATGGTCAGAAATCGACTTCAACAGTAAGTTATGGGTAATACCAGAAAAGCGTGAAGCGATTGAGCGCGTCAAATATTCCACGCGTGGCGCAAAAATGAAACGCCAGCACTTCGTTCCCCTCTGCAGGCAGGCTCTTAAAATACTGAAAGAGATCCGCCAGCTTACCTATGAAGAAGGTAATGAGGCGGGGTTAATTTTTACGGGCTGTTATGACTCGTTCAAGCCCATGAGTGAAAACACCATCAATAAAGCGCTACGTAAGATGGGCTATGACACCACGCAGGACATCTGCGGTCATGGTTTCCGCACGCTGGCATGTAGTGCTCTGATTGAATCAGGGCTATGGTCTGAAGATGCGGTAGAACTTCAAATGAGCCACAAGGAAAGCAACAGCGTTCGTGCTGCCTATACCCATAAGGCCAAACATCTTGAGCAGCGAAGGTTGATGCTACAGTGGTGGGCAGATTATCTTGATGCAAACCGGGATGGGATGGTCAGGCCGTTTGAGTTTGCTCAGAAACAATAATCGCCTTCCAGCAAGCAGACAATCGTAGTAAATAAAAAACGCAGGGAGGTTTACTCTCCCTGTAATTTGTCACTTACGCCCTTTGTTTGATTGTGCCAAAACAGAGGCTGCAAGTTGCTTCGTTAACTTGCTGGAACGTGGATTATCAAGAGCTGATGATGCCTTATGCTCCATTTGCCCACTTGTCTGGTTTGATGTCCCACGTTGTGAAAGCGCGGAACCAGCGAGGCTTTTCTGGATAGCTGAAGCGTTCGGATTAGTCAGCGTTTTTGCAGCGGTAGAAGCCACATTTTCAGAAGTCTGTTTTACGTTTTTACTCATGAAACGAATCCCCAAGAAGTTATGAATATTCCTTATGCAGTACTTTCATTTCTAAAAAAACACTATATGAAGTGATAACCATATTTTTTATAAGCCTTAATTTTGCTAAAGGCAATATTATTGCTGTATAAAATTACAGTAAAAGTTTAATTGATTGATTTTAATCATAAAAATATTCATTCAGACAGGAACAAGAGACGCCAGAAGCTCCTTATCTTCCTTAAATGGTTGCCTTCTGAAAATCAAGATTGAGGGCCGTGTTAACATTACGCGGGTAAGATCATTGAACATACATAGCTCAGCAGTTAGCAGATAAGGCTGAAGCAACGTATCAACGAGGGAACGCGGTTGCGCTGAAGGATGATTGGACGGCGTATTCTTTTACCAATATTTAACTGCTCTGTTTGAAAACACCGTTATGTTCCCTATCTCTCATAAAGGACAACTTCCTGACACCAGCTTTTCTGGTTGTATTAAATAAATGATAAGGGAAAAGCTATTACCAATATATAAATACAATGAATATACATAATCTATTCATCACAACTATTTATTCTCCGGATGGCCTATGCCAAATGACCTGTATATAAAAACATTACTGGTTATACATTCAGCGCAAAAGTTGTCATATATCAATTTATTTTGTTCAATTAGAGTCTACCATAGCCAAAGTAAAATATTTTTATTGAAGGATTAATCCTGATGGCTACGACAGTTATCTCAGCATTTAATGAATTTCTCAAAGAGAGCGTAAATTTAGATTCAAATAAAACAATAACTGCTCGCAGTAGTAGAGATTGGTTAATTAGTAAGATTAATAACTTCGATAATAATCAAAGTTTTCCTTACATATATCAAGATATTCATATTAACTTTGGTTCTTTTGCTCGAAGGACCAAGATAAGACCTCTTGATGATATAGATATCATGATTGGTATAAAAAGTGATTATTGTACTTACTATGAAAATAATGAAGACATAAAAATATTAATAGATTCAAACACAGCAAGATTAAATAATTATACTCATGATAATACTACATATGTAAATTCAAGAAAAATAATAAATCTTTTTGTTTCTGAGTTGTCGAAAATAGAACAATATTCATCTTCGGAGATCAACAGGAGACAAGAGGCTGCTACACTAAAGTTGAAATCTTATGATTGGAATTTTGATATAGTACCTTGTTTTATAACAGTGCCAGATATTTATGACAGAACTTTTTATCTTATTCCTGATGGGAACGGTCACTGGAAAAAAACAGATCCAAGAATAGATAAAAACAGAACAACTGACATAAATGTTAAACATGACGGAAATATGTTAAATGTAATAAGAATCGTTAAATACTGGCAAAAAAGAAAAACAATGCCCACGATGAGTTCATATTTATTAGAAACTATTTTACTTAATTATTATGATAATAAATCATATTGTTCACCATATGTTGATATTGAGTTAGAGGGGGTTTTTAGACACATATCTGATGTAATATACAATACTGTAAATGATCATAAAAACATCCAAGGTGATATTAATAACCTACCTTGGGATGATCGAGTGAAAATATCCAATAAAGCATTATCAGATGCTGAAAAAGTAAATTTAGCTAGAGATTTAGAAGAAAAATATGATTATCAGAAGTCGATAAATGTTTGGCGTGAAATTTTTGGTGATGCATTTCCACAATATGGATAAGTAATGAACTCAGTATATTCAAGACAAAATACACAAGAGAATTTAGAGCGGTTAATGGCTCAGCGTATTTTATATTCAAATATAAAATTCATTAACCATGTAAATTTTTTATTTAGTGTGTTAATGCCCATATTAATAACGGTTAGCAAAGATTATATCATTACCGTTTTCCCCGGAGTTGAAAATGATATACTCCAATATTTTAGCTACTATGGTATTGGTATTTTAATTTTTACCATCATAACAAATGAATACATTTCAATAGCAAAAAAATAATGCAGCAAAAATACAAGAGGAATTTGACTGTGATGTATTAGGAATTCCTTGGAATGAATTGAAATGTGGCGATAAAGTAAATCACAGAATAATAGTTAAAGCAGCAAAGGAATATAAAGAAAAATACAATATAGATATACTCAAAAACTGGTACATTTCGCAAGAATATAGTTTACCACCGCTGAAAATGACAATTTTATGTCAAAATGAGAATACAGAATGGGATTTATCTCAAAGGATCGTAGTAGGTTGTATAATCAAAACCATCATTTTTCTTTCAACGGTCTCACTGTTATTTTATGGTATATATAATGGAGTAAAACTAAGTGATTTCCTATTTTATATAGTCTTTCTTTTACCACTTATAAGACATATATATAACATTAAAGGATAATAAAGATACTATACAAAGAATAACTCGGCTTAATGCGTTTATATGCAAAAATATAAATTCTTTAGATGAAGTAAAAAACGTAAGCGATGAAAACTTAAGATATGTTATTAGAACCATACAAGATGAAATATTTTTACACCGCTGCAGTGGTACACCTGTTCCTGACTTAATACATATGCTTTTAAAAAAAAGAAATGAATATATAAATAAGAAACAATTAGATTATTTTTTCAAAAAAATGTCAAATTAAAGAAAGGGCCACATGGCCCTTTTACATCCTCTATAGAGGAACTATCTATAGGATAGAATACTCCTTTAATCTCGCCATACTTGTCAAATATTAATTTTCAGTAAGTAGCATTACCTACATGCATATAACCTTCTGAAATTACTATAACAATGTGTATTCCTACCACCACTACAACGCTCCTCATTATATTCTGCAATAAGGGTTCCAGATATATAACCAAACTGAGGACTATACGTTGATCCCGGACAGGCACATGTTCCAGTATCACTATTCGGTATAACGCATTTATAACCAGAGATTTGATCTGTTATCGTTATAAAAATACCTTTCAGGCCATCACCACTTGCTGTCTGCCATTTACCGTTAACACACGATAACACTCGACCTGTACTGTCTCGCCCCACCAGACCATTAGGCGTACATTTCGCATTTAATGTTGCCTGAACATTCAAATGGAGATATTCACCTGCTTTGATCCTGCCTGTTGATTCAATTGTCCCGTTAGATATTATCGTGCCTGCGGTAAGATTACCTGAAGCATAAATATTACCTGCATTGTTCATGTAAACTTTAACTGTTTTCCCGGTTCCTACACCAACAGTCCCTGACGCATACAAATCATAGGTGCGAACACCGCCAGCCCAGCCAGCAGGCAAATCGTTTGGATTAAGTCCGTTCGTCGCGATACGACTACCAAACTTCGCCAGACCTGTTGTTGATAGCGTATTAAGATAGGTATCAGATTTTACTTTCAGGTTGTTGTTGATATTTACAGGACCATTAAGGGTTGAGGTTCCTCCCACAGTCAGAGCTGATGTAACAGACGCATTACCCGTTGTCTTAAGTGCGCCGGTTGTTGTTGTCCCTGATGCCGTAATGTCTTTGATGTTTTTGATACTCTTCCCACCAAGATTCAGATCATCCGTCATCGGCAACGTTCCATCACGGCGCAGATAAACAGAATACATTGAAGAGTTATACCCCACGCGGTAAGCCAGCAATCCACCACCCGTGATATTGCTGTAGCTATTAGAGTTCTCACTCCACTGACCACCATAGCCGGACGCTATCTTGGTGTTTCTGCTCATCCCACCATCAACACCAGCCGCCTGAACCGCTTTACCTAACAGGTCATAACGAATACGACCACCTTCTTCCCACGGGCTGGCGGTTGTTATAAGACCATTGATGACATAATCAGGTGCTGTTCCTGAACGCTTTAACACAATCTTGTAGGATGCTTTTTGCGCGTTAGTTCCTGTATAGCCGACAGGCAACAGACCTTCATTAATTAACGTCTGGTAAGTGATTTCACAACCAGCAGCCGAACATGTTCTTGGCCCCGGATCGCTACTTTGATTGTTGGATGATGACAGTGTGGAAATTTTGTCATAGCGAATACTGAACCGCCCCGGAAAT